ACGCAGTTCCAAACAGCGTTGTGATCTCTAAATTTACCACCTATTACCCAGATGATGATTGGGGAACTATCTCGGCCAATCTTTTCCATGGAGGAGAGATTTCGGATAAGCTATCTGGTCTTCGCGTTCTAAGTGGATCGGTTGAGAACTGGTCGACTGGCCAAGTTCCAAATGTGAACTTCGGAGTCGAAGGCATCGAGTCTGAGCGTGAGGTTGACGCGACTCCATATGCTCCAGATTTCAGCGCAGATGCGTTGCCTCCAGTTCTTTTGAAGGCTTGCGCATATCTTGGTGGAACCGAGATCGATTACAACGAGTTCTCTTTAAGCATCGAGAACACCAAGGCAGATCTTCCAAGTGCCTGTAAAGCTTCTGGAAAAGCCGGAACTCGCATCACTCAGTTGACCATTAACGGAGCGATCAATCCTTACATGGAAGATGACGATGTTACTCGATGGGATGATTTCGAGAACGGCGAGACCACTAGCTTGTTTGTGTTTGCTTTCAACCCAAAAAGCCCTGCTGTCGATGGCGAGTTTCGCCAATGCATTGCTATTTGGATGCCAAACATCAAGATTACGGCACTACCTGTAGGCGATCAAGATGGGGTTCTCACTGATGCAATTGAGTTCCAAGCTTTCAAGAACGCTGGCAACGACTCGATTTTTGTTGGCTTTATCTAATCCTTCACCAGTCTGATTCTCCTGGTGTTGGTTGTGGGGGGCGGCTAGGGCTTGTAAAAAGGCTCTAGCCGTTTTAATTTTTTACAATCGGAGAATCAAAAATGAAGCTTTTAACAACAGACGATAGGGTAGTTTTTGAAAAGGAACACAACGGAGAGAAATACAAGCTAGTTGTATCTCCGTTACCATACTCAAAGAAACTAGAGGCAGGAAAGCTAACGAAGATCGGTAAAGATGGAAGGCCGGAAACCGACTATGGCCAGCTAATTTATTTCTATGTCTCTAACTCTGTTAAGGAGTTCACAGGAGCAACAAACTTCAAAGGACAACCACTGAGCGTTAGTTTTAAGCAAGATGGAACACTTGACGATAAGTCTGTTGATTTCGTTATCGAAGCAATAGGTCAAATTGAAATGTCATATGTTGACATTATATCGGCTTCAAATGGCAAACTGCCAGTCACAGACCTAGAGAACAACAAGACCATAGACGGCGCTTATGTAACCCTGGGGGAGTAGGTGGCGTCAGGCTTACAATGCTTGACGCGTTAATGTCGGTTAATCAGATCACTTATGCGGATCAGGTTTACCTGGCAAGCACGTTCTTTTCTATGGTTGATCCAAACCTAAACTGTGACTCTTGCATTAAGAAGAACTCAGAGAAGGTAAGGAATGACAAAAAAGGCTGTAATCAAGAAGCCATAAAAGATGTTGCTGAACATCGTGGAATTACTTATAGGCGCTGTCCATCTTCGATTAGGCGCACAGATTACCTAGAGCTAATATCTGCACACTCATTATTTGAAAAGGGCGTTATGCCTATGCGTGGTGGCATATTTAGCCAGCCAATTAAAATAATAGAGATCATGCAATTTATTGCAGACCTTAAGGCTGAGCACTATAATGATTTAAAGAAACAGGCCGAGAAACAAGCTTCAAGGATGAAGGCTCGAAATGGCAGAAAATAAAGTCTCAGTCGAATTAACCATTGAAGATAGACAGGCTCTTGCGTCTATCTCAAAGCTACAGCGGTCGATAGAGAAGTTTGCTTCAGACACAGAAAAGAAAATGGGCAAAGGGGAGGCATCCTTTAAGAACCTTTTTTCTGGTGTTACTGCTGGACTAGCTGTTTTTGATTTGGCAACAGGAGGAGCAAAGAAGCTTTTAGACGCAGTTGTTGCTATTGGTAAGGTTCCGCTAGAGGGGGCTCTTAAGGCAGAAGAACTCAGAGCAACTGCTCAACAGTTTGATCTAATAACAAGAAACGCTGGTCTTGCTGGTGACGCATTAAAAAGTGGTCTTGTAGCTGCTGCTGACGGATTAGTAAGCACTGACGACCTGCTTGCTGCTGCTTCAAGGTCTGTGGTTTCTTTAGGACAAAACGCATCAAGCTTGCCTCAGATTTTTGAAGTTGCAAGGAAAGCCGCTTCTGTATTTGGTGGCGACCTACTAGACAGATTTGAAGACATCTCAAACGCTATTGAGACTGGAAACGTAAAACAATTAAAGCAGATCGGCTTAATTGTTGACGTAGACAAAGCCTATACTCAATATGCTGAAACTCTTAGGGTTACAAAAGAAGAGTTAACAACAAGCGAAAAACAAACAGCACTTCTTAACGCTGTTTTACAAAAGTCTGATTCTGCTTTTGGCGGCGTAGACACAAACATTAGAGAGCTAAATAATACTACTCTTAGATTTAATGCCGCACTTCAAGACCTTGGTGAGGCTGGTGCAACCGCATTTGATAAGATTTTTGGTGCTACCGTTAAGGGAACTGCAAGCGAGCTTGTAATTGCACTTGAGTCACTCACACGCAGTGTTAGGCGGCTTGGTGGTGAAACTATCCCAGTTGATGAGCAAATTAAAGTATTAGAGCAAGACTTAATCAGACTTAAGAAGTCTCAAGAAGAATCAGCAAAGGCATTCGGAACAACTGTTGCCAACCCATACGATGAGCAAGTTAAATCGCTAGAAAAACAGATCGCTCTATTAGAAAAAAGAAACGCCATTGAGGCTGGCGGAAGTGGTGATCTTCCTGCTAACCTAGACCCGAATGCGGCTAGAAATGCATTCCGTGGCGCTCAGGCACAGGCAGTTCCTTTGCCACCTGAAGATCCAGAGATTATAGCTAGAAACCAAAAAAGGATTGAAGCAGAACGAAAGGTTCAAGAAGAGATTGCGCTCATTCAGGCTCAGACAGATTTAGCAGCAAGCGAAAGAAATGTTCAGTTATTAGCAAATGACCAGCTTTTCTATAACGATCAACTAACAGAGCTACAAGCATTTGAGTTGGCAAAGCTGCAACTTCAGTTCGATGCACAAGCAAAGAAGATTGAGCAAGAGAAAAAAGGCCAAGATCAGATCAACGCCCTTAGGATTAATGAGGCAAACAGAAATAAGGCCATTGAAGATTTAAAGACCAAGCAAGAGCTTGAGCAGCAAAGAATTAGACAGCAAAACTTTAAAAGCTCTTTGTCGTCTATTGCTTCTCTTCAGTCATCTAGCAGTAAGGAGCTATTTGCTATTGGCAAGGCTGCTGCTATTGCAACTGCAACAATTGACGGTATTGCGGCAGTTCAAAAGGCTTTATCTGCTGCACCTCCACCATTTAACTTTGTCTTAGCTGCTCTTGTTGGAGCTGCTCAGGCTGTTAACCTTGGAAAGATTGCTTCTGCTCAGCCTCCACAGTTTGCACAAGGCGGCATTGTTCCGGGTAATTCGACAAGCGGAGATCGAGTTCCTGCTTTGGTTAACTCAGGAGAAATGGTGCTTAACAAACAGCAGCAAGCAGAATTGTTTTCTATAGCTAACGGCGGTGGCGCTGGCGGTAATGTAGTTGACGCTATCAACGCTCTTGGTGATCGAATCGCCAACATGAATATAGTCGTACAAGCTAACGCTAGAGAGATCGCAAGACTTGTCAGAGATGAGCGAGAAAGTGGGTTTGCTGTCTAATGTGTACTAAATGGTATTTTAATAATCTTGCAATAGACGCTAACTTAAGCCCATCAAGCGAGAAAGCTTTATATCCTGCTGAGAACATCCAAGACACAAGGAGGACTCGTGTTTGGCGTTCTACTACGAACACTGATCATATCTATTTTGATTTCGGTTCTGCTGAGGATCTGGATTCTATTGTGCTTGTCGATAGCTTATTCAACGGATTTGGATTTACAACAGCTTCTCTTGAACTGAACTCTGTTGCTACTTGGACGATGGGTGCTCCAGTCACCATTGCAATAACCATTGATACCAACAATGGTATCGCATACGGGAAGCATTCGAGTGTCGTGTCTTATCGATACGCAAAGTTAAAGCTTACGTCGACGCTTGGTTACTGCGAGGTGGCCAAGGTTTTCCTGGGCGTGGAACAGGAAGTTTCTGCCCAGGTTGATTTTTCATACCCGCTTAAGTTTGGTCACGATGACAAAGCGGTCATTGCAAAGAATCGTTACAACCAGATTTTTGTTGATGAGGTTAAGCGGTTCAAAAACATCTCTGGAAACATCAACACGATGACAAAAGATGAGGTGGATGTGATGCTTGATTTAGACAGTCAGTGCAGCATTACGAAACCATTCTTTGTCAGATTTGAGCAAACAGAGGCTAATCTATTAAACGACAATGACCAGATGTCCGGATATTACAGGCTAACTAAAGAGCTTGGTTTTGACTTAACTAGTGGCGGCTATTGGAACTGCTCTGTAGACATGGAAGAGGTTGGCTAATGGAGCTTGTTGTTGAAGATTTCAATGACAACCCTAGCCAGCAATGTGATTTTAACAATCATGTAAGGCATCACATCGTTAGAATAGCCCTCTGGGTTTATGCCAATAACATTGGTGACGCACACACATTTCGCTTCTTTATGGAAGATGAAGACACAAATATTGTGTTTGATCAGACGCTAACAGGCGCTGAGATTAAAACAAAGATGGATAAGAGTTTGACCTATTTTCATGGCAAGCTTTTTTTAGAAATTGACGACGACATATTGCTGTTAAGAAACGGCACATATACATTTACCGTAGATCAACTGACTGGGTACACTGGCAGCACTTATTTATCGTGGTGCAAAGATTGGGAGCGTCCTTACGATGCAACTAATTCAAGTCCAGCTAACGCGTCTAGTGCCCCGTTTTACATTAGGTTTTACGACAAAAAGGGTGTTCAGTTATGACAGAGAGAATTATTGATTTTCCAGATGGTTTTGAAAGCAATACCACGCCGGTTGCTGGTGGCGCTGCAGATGCTTCTGATTTAGCGTTCACGCCTGCTGGGACAATTTCTAGCACTAATACACAGGCTGCGGTTGAAGAGGTTAGTGGAGACGTAACCGCCCACTTGAATGACACCTCTGATGCCCATGATGCTTCGGCAATTAGCTCGGTTGCATCAGGAAATTTGGCAGCTACGGATGTTCAGGCTGCTTTGAATGAGCTTCAATCTGATATAGACACAAGGGCGACATCCACTGCTTTAACCGATCACATCTCAGACGCAACAGATGCTCACGCCGGAACAGCAATCACAAACACTCCATCCGGTAATTTGGCGGCGACTACTGTTCAGGCTGCTCTAAACGAATTGCAGACCGACGTTGACGGTAGAATTGCGGTTTCTACAGTTGATGCAAAAGGTGACCTTCTTGTAGGAACTGCAGATAACACAATTTCTAGGCTTGCCGTTGGATCAAATGGAACATTTTTAGTGGCAGATTCAGGAGAAGCAACCGGATTGAAGTGGGCCGCTGGTGGTTCGATCGGTTCTTGGTCGACCTACACTCCAACATTTACCGGCTTTGGAACGGCGACAAGCATTACCGCTAGAAGGCGGCTTGTTGGCGATGTTATGGAAATAGAAATAGACTTTACTTCCGGCACAGTGACCAGCACAGAGGCAAGGGTTTCTTTAGATTCAGGTTATAGCACGGCATCAGATTATCCAACCGGACCAAACATTTGTGGATATTGGGGAGAATCAACGTCAACAAGTACCCACGGTGGTTTTATGCTTTGTGAGCCAAGTAAGAGCTATTTAACTTTTGGAAGCGACGGAAGCTTTGGCGGTTCTAGCGTAAATCCACTTTCTAACGTTAACGCAAGCACACTGGCATCATCAGTAAGACACTCAATTAAGGCATCTGTTCGTGTTGTTTGATTTTAAAAATATATATAACTTGGTATTTTAAATGAACTTTGATGATTACTCTTTAAAAACTAGAAGCAGCAAGGTTGCGCTAGTCCAGGTCTTCCCGAGAAGACGCTGGAAAGAGTGGTCGTTGGTATCTGGCAACGTCTATGACACAAGTGTTGATTATATCGTTTCTGCTGTGCATGTTGGTCAAACTGCACTTACACAGGTCTTTACAACTCCGAGCGCAAACCAATGGAGATTTGTTGAGAGCACAAAGAAAGTACAAATCAATGTTGGCGCTAACCCTAACGCTTCTAATGTTATTTTTACTTTTAAGCTGCTCTACTCCACGGCAGACGTATCCTTGCCTCATGATCTTGGGTCGGGATACGAGTCAATGTTTGATGGAAGAATCAAAGACGTTTCAGACATCAGGCTAGAGCTTGATTATGAGAACGCTGGAATTGCTCTTGAGACCTCTAGCTCCATTAGCTTTGAAAACACGGATGGTCACTTTGATGACATCTTTGATACGCTGATTTGGGAAAACCAGCCGATCAGAGTTTATCAATGGGGATTTGAGCTTCCAATCACAGAGGCTAGAAAGATCTTTGACGGCATCGTTGACACAAAATCTTTCACCGATAAGGAAGTTAAGCTTAATCTAAAGGATCAATTTAAAAGGCTTAGGGAAACATTACAGCTTCCTGTTTTTGAAGAAGCAGATGGCGAGCTTGATGATTCAACTATCGGAACACCAAAGCGCAGAATCTATGGCAGAGTAAAGCAGCTTAAGTGCGTTGGTATCGATAAGACTCTAGACGGTTTTGAGCTAACTGGGACTATTAGTTGCCTTGTTGGGTCTACGTCGCTGGTTGGTGTTGGGTCTGACTTCTTAGATGAGCTATCCCCAGGTGATACTATAAAGTGGACATACGGCGGAGAAGAGTATGACGCAAAGATCGAGAGTGTTGCGAGTAACACTTCTGCTACACTTTCAGACATTATCGATGTGCCTCTTTCTGGTGATGTGTTTTGTTTGCCAGAGGTTCCATATCGTGGAAAGAATAGGCGTTGGCATATCGCAGGACACAAGCTTTATGAGCCAACGGTTGAAGTTACCGAGCCGCTAACATTAACTCGCTTTAAGGTAGACACCACAGATGATTTAGAGCCAGGTATCATCTTAAACATAAACGGCGAGAGCCCTACCATTAGAGCAATTCAAGGTGACAATATGGTGGTGTTAGATCAGGCGCTAATTGCAGAGCCAGCCGTTAATGATACAGCAACGGTGGATCCTGTGATTGAGGTCTATTACGGAAAGACAAGACTTATTAAGGAT